GGCATCGCCGTGTGGTGCAGGGTGGTCAACCGGGCCGATGCCTGGTGCTTTGACCTCGACGCGGGTGCGGTGGGTGACCCCGCTGCCGAGGCCCAGTTCGACAATTTGACGCTGTTCGCCGGGGGTGGCCTACGGCTGGTTTCCTGCGTGCTCGGATAAGCCGTGGCCGATCTGCTGTTTCGCCGGGCCGCGCCCGCGTCCACCGACCTCGTTTTTGGGGACACGGGGGAAGACGCGGGGCTCGTCAGCGTGTCGGTCACCGGCAGTTTTCAGCCGCTCACCGTCACCGCGCGCACCGCGCCGAACGGCCGCATCCACGTCACCGGCAGTTTTCAGCCGCTGACCGTCACCGCCACCACTCAGTACCGCAGCAACACCGCGCGCCCCACGGTGGGGCAGACCGCGCACCCCTGGCAACTGGCCCAGCCCGCGCCCGCTGGCATCAACGCAGAGTTGCAAGGCGCGCAGGCCAACCCCATCGGCTGGCAGGCCGATTGGCAGCGCGCCGCGCCCGCCGCCGAGGTGCTGCGCCACCTGCTGCCCGATCTGTTCACGCCCGCGCCCAGCAGCTGGGCCGCGCCATTCCAGCAAGCCACCGGCGCCGACAACGCCAGCAACTTCGCCAGCCAAAGCGGCGACCGCACGCTGCGCCTTGCCATCAACGACGCCTACGAGGCCGCTGCCCGCCTGCGCCACGCCACGCTGTTCGGCCACCAGGACGGCGACCGCACCCAGCGCGGCAGCCTGCAAGCGCCGTGGCAAGTCGCCCGGCCCACCGGCCCGCAACACAGCAGCAGCTTCCAACCCGCCCGCGCCGCGCTGGTGGCCTGGCTGGTCCGCTGGCAAGAGGGCACCCCGCCGCGCCACGGCATCACGCTGGTGCCCGTGCCGCCCACCGTCCCCGAGCGCATCCCAAGCCCCGATCTGCTGTTCGCCTGCCCGCCGTGGCTGGGTGGCCCGGTCGATCTGCTGTTTGGCCGGGTTTGTGGGGGGCCGGAGCCCGAGCAGCCGGGCGAGACCTTTTTCATCCTGCCCGCGAGGTTTTACATGGCCGTCCATTCACTCACCGCCCAGCACCTGCCCAGCCTGGCGCCGGTGCCCATCTTCGACGTGTCGCTTTCGGCCGACGCGGGCAGTTTCGCGTGGACGTTCAGCGCCAGCGCACCGGACAGCGTGTTCGACCAACTCGCGCCCAGCGCTGGCCTGCCCGCGCAGATCCGCATCACGCTCGACGGCCTGGCGTTTGTGTTCATCGTCGATTCGTTGCAGCGTGAAGAGAAGTTTGGCCAGCGCGGTGTCAAGATCGCCGGGCGCAGCGCAACCGCCTTGCTGGCGCGCCCGTATGCCCGCGAAGCCGCGCGCATGAACATTGAGGCCCGCACCGCGCAGCAACTCGCCGCCGAAGCGCTCGATCTCAGCGGCGCCGGTTTGAGCTGGGGCCTGACCGACTGGTTGGTGCCCGCCGGCGCCTGGAGCCACAGCGGCACGCCGTTGGCCGCCGTGCAAGCCATCGTGGAGGCCGCAGGCGGCTACCTGCAAAGCCACCGCAGCGCCGCCACCTTGCTCGCGCGCCACCCGTACCCCACGTTGCCCGGTGGTGTGCCTGGCGGCCCGTGGAACTGGGGCGGCGCGTTCGCGCCAGACGTGGAACTCGCGCCCGACGCCATCATCACCGCCGGCATCGAGCGGCGCGACGGGCCGGACATCAACGCGGTGTATGTGAGTGGCACCAGCCAAGGCGTGATTGCGCTGGTCAAGCGCATCGGCACCGCAGGCGAAAAGCTCGCGCCGATGGTGACCGACCCGCTGATCACCGCGCCCGAAGCTGCCAGTCAACGCGGCCTGTCGGTGTTGGGCGCTGGCGGCCCGAAGCACCTGGTGAGCCTGAGCTTGCCGGTGTTGACCGGGGCAGGGCAGCCCGGCGTGCTCGATGTGGGCCAGCTGGTGCAAGTCAACGCCGCGCAGCCGTGGCGCGGCCGGGTGCGCAGCGTCAGCGTGAGCGCCAAGCTGCCCAGCGTGCGCCAGACGGTCGCGCTGGAGCGTCACCTGGAACCCGTTTAACCCCGAGAGCCCGCCATGCAAACCAACCTCTACCGCGCCCTGCGCGAACTCATCCCCGAGGCCCCGCTGCTGGTGGGCATCGTTGGCGCGGTGCACACAGACGGCACCAGCACTGTGACTTACCCAGGTGGTGGCACCCAGCGGGTGCGCGGCACGGCCTCTGTCGGTGCATCTGTCTTTGTGCGCGATGGTGTGATTGAAGGCGACGCGCCCGGCCTGACGCCGCTGGTGGTGGAGGTTTGAGCGCCATCAATGCGACCGCTTTGCCGCTGGTTATCCTGGAAAACTGACCGGGTTTCGGGCGAAACTGTGCTGTATGTGTTTTGCGGGCTAGGTGGGCACAGTGGCACCCCATGGCCATCACGCAAACCGACATCGACAACCTGAACGAAGCCATCGCGCTGGGCGCGCGCTCGGTGACGCTGGGCGGTCAAACCATCACCTACAACACCACGGCCAGCCTGATTCAGGCGCGCAACGACTTGCAGCGTCAACTAGCCGCCGAAGATGCGCCAAAACGCAAGCCTCGCACCCGTCAGATGCTGTTTGGCGGCAGGGGCTACCAGCGATGACCGCCAAGAACAAGGGCGGCAGGCCCATCAGCGAGAAAACCCGCATCGTGCGCGCGGTGACCGCTGCGCTGGCCAACAAACCCGCCCGCAGCGCTGGCGTCACAGCCCGATACGACGCCGCAGGTCAAGGCCGCCGCCTCTCGGGATGGAACCCCAGCAGCACCGGCCCGAACAAGTCCATCGAAGGCCTGCAAACCATTCGCAATCGATCCCGCGACGTGGGCAGAAACGACTGGTCGGGCGAGTCAGGCGTTCAAAAGTGGACGACCAACCTGATTGGGGTGGGCATCACGCCGCGCTTCAAGCGCATCGCCGACAAAACGCGCAAGCTGCAAATCACTGACTTGTGGCGCGACTTTGTGCGCAGCGCCGATGCCGACGGCGTGCTCGATCTGTACGGCCTGCAAACGCTGGCGGTGCGCTCGTGGCTCGAATCAGGCGAGGTGTTCATTCGACGCCGCCGCCGGTTTCTGGACTCGCAGTACCCGGTGCCCATGCAGTTGCAGCTGCTGGAAGCCGACATGGTGCCGCTGATTGACGAAGACCAGCGCCCCGGCATGCCTGACGGCAACCGAATTCGCAGCGGCATCGAGTTCGACCGCCGGGGGCAGCGCGTGGCGTACTGGGTGTACCGCGAGCACCCGGGCGACGGCTTTGTTTACAGCGCTGGGGTTGATCTGGTGCGCGTGATGGCCTGGGACATGCTGCATGTGTTCGAGCCCAAGCGGCCCGGCCAGATTCGCGGTGTTTCCATGCTGGCCTCCGTGCTGGTGCGGCTCAAAAACATCAACGACTATGAGGATGTGACGCTGGAGCGCCAGAAACTGGCCAACCTCTACGTGGGCTTCATGACGCGCAGCGCCAGCGCGGCCGCGCCCCGCGAAGCCGACCTAGACCCCCTGACTGGCGAAGTGATCGACTGGGCCGAGCAGCCCGACGCGACCCCGTTGCCCGGTCTGTCGCCCGGCCTGTTCATGGAACTGGAAGACGGCCAAAAGCCTGAGTGGAGCAACCCACCCGAAGCGGGCACCACCTACAGCGATTACATGCGCACATCGCACCTGGGCACCGCCGCAGGCGCGGGTATTCCTTACGAGCTGTTCAGCGGCGACATCAAAGAGGTGAGCGACCGCACATTGCGCATCGTGATCAACGACTTTCGCCGCCATGCCGAACAGCGCCAGTGGCAAATCATCATCCCGCAAATGTGCCAGCCGGTGCTGGACTGGTTTGTCGAATCTGCCGTGGTCGCGGGCCTGATGACCATTGAAGAGGCCCCCATGGTTCGCCGGGTGGAGCACGCCCCGCACGGCTGGAGCCACATTCACCCGGTGCAAGACCCGACCGGCAAAAAGATCGAAGTGGAAGCCGGGTTTCGCAGCCGCTCCAGTGTGATCGGCGGGCGCGGCGACGACCCGGACGATGTGGACGAAGAACGCGCGGCCGACGACCAGCGCCAGCAGGCCCTGGGCATTGGCCCATACAGCCCGGCTCTGCAACCTGCCGCGCCAGCTCAGCGCCCTAGCCAGCCGCAAGCCACCCAACTGGAGCTGGCGCAAATCAACATGCTCAACGCCCAGGCTGTGGCCGCCAAGCGCGCGGCGCCTGAACCTGTGGCGGTGCACATCACCAACGCGCAGCCCGCAATTCACATGTCGAACAACGTGCCGGTGCCAGGCGTGGTGGTCAACAACGCAGTGACCTCGCCCGACGTGACCGTTCACAACACCGTGCCGGTGCCCGACGTGACCGTGAACAACGCGGTGGCATCACCGGACGTGCATGTTGTCAACGAGGTGCAGCCTTCTGAGGTCAACGTGCATCTGCCCGCGCGCAAGACCGAAAGCACGGTGTCTTACAACAGCAAGGGCGAGATCGTCAACGTGTCGCAGATTGAGAGCGATTTGGACGAATCTGCCGATTGACCCACCCCCTGACCCATGCCTGCCATCACCGCCACCACCGACCACCGCCACATCGGCACTCAGATCGAGATGCCCAAGCCCGGTGACGTGCTGCGCCTTGGTGACTCTGAGTTTCGTGTGATTGCGGTGCAGGGACACACCATCGTGTGTTTCAACTACATCGTGGTGGTGGGCGCGTACATGGCAAGCCAGACGATCAGCGGCGTCACCC